CGCCGCCCGCCGCATCGGAAGGAAGGTCGCAATGGCGGCGGGCAAGCCTTAAATGGTCAGCACGAGCGCGCAGAGAATGACGAGCCTGAGCAACTGGTACACAAGCGCTCCCGGCTTGGCCTTCGTTTCGCGCAGCGTGCCGATGAGTATGAAGTGTTCGAGCAGCGCGTATCCGAGGATCACCCACTGCTGCCAGACGAGTGCATCGAAGTTCATTCGCCGGCCTCCTCGAACAGTGCGACGAACACCACGGGGCATTCCACGAACGCCCAGAACGCGGCGAGGCCATTGCCGATCGGATGCATGCAGGCATCGTGAGTGAACAGCCATCCCACGCAGACGACGAACGATATGACGGTCAACAGGCCGATGGTGTACGGATAACGCTTGAACATGACCGCCACCCCTACTTGGTCTGGACGAGTGTGTCCGCGCCGTCGGGGACGACGACGAGCTGGTCCGCGTTGGACAATGCGTCGATGTAATGCTGCTTGAGCACGTTGTCGGTCAGACTCTCGTTGAGCACGGCGTTGGCGTCGGCCTCGCCCTGCGCCTTGATCTTCTTGGTCTCGGCCTCGGTCTTGGCGACCTGCTGCTCGTTGAGCGCCTTCTGCTTGTCGATCTCGGCGGCCTGCGCCTCCGTGTACTTCTTGGTGATGGCCTCGCCGTAGCGCACGTCCTGCACGCTGACCTGCTCGACGGTCAGGCCGATCTTCCTCCACTTCGCCGCCAGCGCATCCTGCACCGCCTTCGTGTACTCGCCGCGATTGGTGAGCATCGTCAAAGTGTCGAACCGGCCGGACTGTTCACGGGCCACGCTGCGAAGATCGTTGCTGATGTAGTTCTGCGTGAACGTCTGCTGCTTGCCATACTCCGAGTACAGGTATTCGGCCGCGCTCGGATCAAGGCTGTAGTTGACTTGGACGTCGATGTCCGCAGAAGCGCCGCTCCTGTCGTTGACGGCGACCTGCTTGCCGACCGCGCTGCCGCCGTCGTACTTGTAATCGGTGTCCTTGTAGAAGTTGATGAGGTTGTTACGGGTGTCGTATTTGATGACGCTCTGCCACGGCGTCTTCCAATGGAAGCCCGCGTCTTCGGAATGACCGGCCAGACTGCCGCCCATGTTGCGGATGACCGCGACCTCGCCCACGTCCACGGAATACAGACATGCGGGAATGAGCAGCAGCAATCCGACAAGGCCCGGAATGAGGCCGATGCCGGCCCCCTTGACGTTGTTGGACAGCGCGACGCCGGTAACGGCGGCGCTGAAGAGCAGCAGGATGATGGAGATGACGAACCAGATCATGAGGGTTCCTTTCAGAAGATAAGGCCCTTTCCCCGTGCCGCGTAGGCTTGAAGCTGCAACACAAACAATCCGCTGCATGCGGGGAAAGGAAGTATTCAAATGGGTGGAGCTGCAAGCTGGGCGAGCTCAGCGGAAACGAAGTTCAAGCAGGCTCAGGCAAGCACTAGAAATGCCTATGAGTCACGGATGACCGAAGGCCTAGCGGACATCGCCCAAGCGTTGTTCCAAATCGACTTACGGCTTGACCGGCTCGAAAAGAAACTGGACGGTCGGGGTTAAGCCTTGCCAGTTTGCGCTCGCTGATGACGTCGTGGCGTATGTAAAGGCTTTCCATGTTGAGCTGTGCGCCACGACGCTCATAGGCGTTACTCATTTCACTACCTCCGGCACATATCCGTTGTGGTCGCGCCAACGGCCGTCGGCCATGTCGTGCAGCCATGACGCCAGACGTCCGGCTTCCGTGACGGTCAGGGCGATATGCCCCTCTCCCCTGCATTCCATGAACCGGATCATGGTCGAGTCCACGGTGGCGCTCACACCGATGCGCGGCAAGGCGTCGTCGGCCTTCTCGCCGACCCAGTTGCGCCGAGTGTCGATCGCATTCGCCAAGACCGCCGCCTCGTCGCGGGACAGCAGGGCGATCGCGCCGCCAGTCCCCGTTCCCGCGGGGTCGCGCAGCCACAGACGGATGCGCACGCCACCCTCGTCGGATAGTCTCGGCTCGCACAGCAGCGGCCGGCCCCCGCTCTCCAGGGTTATGAAAAAGGGCGAGGTCCTGGCCGCCCCGTACAGGTCTTTCACCTTCATGACGCCACCCCCTCGGCTTGGGGAGTGTCCACCGGCCACGGGTCAAGAGTGCGACCCATGAGGTAATCAACACTCGTATTGAAAAAGTCAGCGAGCGCCTTGTAGTCCTTCGCGGAGAAGGGACGAAGGCCGTTCTTCTTGTTGCTATAGGTCTGTTCTGCCATACCGATGGCGGCAGCGACTTCGCGCTGCGTCAGATGGCGAGTTGCCTCCATATCATTAAGGCGCTGCACAGTATCGTCGCACACTATACGATGTCGTTTATCGGTCATGACTGCATGATAGCACGCATTAAACGTTTTCGTATAGTCGGCGTGTCGTCACTGTCGTTTCTTGTTAAACGAACTTGATTAGTTAAACGATGTCGTTTTATCATTGAGGACATGACAGCAACAGCAGCAATGCCCGCCATTGCGACGCACCCCCAAGACATCGCGATTCTTAACCTGAATATGCTGATGCAGCTTGAAGGCAAGTATCGCAAGGACTTGGCGAAACATCTCGGAAGGATGCCGCAAGCGGTATCCCGCATGTTCATTAGCGGAAGCGAGTGGACTTTTAACGACATGTGGAAGGCGGCTGAGTTCGTGGGCGTCTCCCTTGACGTCCTGACTGATCCGACTCTCACGCCGGCCAAGGCGCTCAGCATCATCGGCGAGCGCCGTAACGATAACGATGGGAATGGAGGTTTGCCTGTCGTCAACGTTGACGACTTCCGCCTACGTGGCGGGGCATGGAAGGCCCAGGCTATGGTTCTGGCCGCCTGATTTTCGGGCCGGTCGGGATCATAACCCAGAGGTCACAGGTTCAAATCCTGTCCCCGCTACTGCGGGCGAGGCCGTCACGATTATTCGTGGCGGCTTTTCGTTTATCCGCCGTCGTGCCCTACGGGGCCGCATATCCGATCGGGGCGATGATGTCCTGTGAAAAAACAACATCCAAGCCCGCTCTGGGCAGAATCAATCAATCTATGGCTCGACTCCCTCAAGGCGGCGGGCTACTCCCCCAACACGATCGGCACGCGCCGATGCCAGATGTCCGCATTGTCGAGGGCGCTTGAGGGCGATCCTAGGGACGTGGAAGGCGACGACCTGCTCGCCCACTTCGCCGCGAAGGACTGGAAACCGGAGACACGCAAGGGCGCGAAGAACGCCTGCGTCAGCTATTTCCGATGGCTCAAAGCGTCCGGCCGCAGCGAGGCCGATCCGAGCGAGTTCCTGCCCACCGTCAAGCGTCCCGAGCCGCATCCCCGCCCATGCCCGGACGTGGTGATACTCGCCGCGCTGCGCAAGGCCACGGACGGCGAACGGCTCATGCTGCGCCTCGGCGCCGAATGCGGTTTGAGGCGCTTCGAGATCGCGAAGGTGCACAGCCGCGATGTGATGCGCGACCTCGTGGGCTGGAGCCTCGTGGTCGTGGGCAAGGGCGACAAGCAGCGCATCGTGCCCATCGGCGACGACCTCGCCCTGCTGATCCGATCCGCCAACGGCTATCTGTTCCCCGGCCGATGGAGCGGCCACGTCGAATCATCCTACGTCGGCCGACACCTGAGCGACCTCTTGGGCGACGGATGGACGGCGCACAGCCTGCGCCACAGGTACGCGACAACGACCTACGCCGCCACACGAGACCTGCTGCTCGTCTCCAAGCTCCTAGGCCACGCCTCGGTCGAGACCACGCAGCGGTACATCGCCATGCCCGACGACCGCCTGCGCGCCGCAGTGGAAGCCACGCGCCTCGCCGCATGATGTTGTATTGATGTCATATTGATGTATAATAGACGTATTAGGAGGTTTGATGGAGTTTGAATACGATCCGGCGAAGAGCGCGAAGAACCTCTCCAAGCATGGCATCGACTTCGAGGCGGCCCAGCGCATGTGGGACAACTCGAAGACGGTTACGCTGACCGCTCCGAACCCCGGAAACGACGACGTGCGTTACATCGTGCTCGGCATGATCGACGGCAAGCACTGGACGGCGATCACGACCAAGCGCGGCAAGCGCATACGCATCATATCCGTGCGCCGATCACGCAAGAACGAGGAGGCATACTATGACAGCCAAGAATGAGGTTAACGCCAAGGCGATCACCAGCGACCAGCTTGAGAAGATGTTCGACAACGGCGACGACATCCTCGACTACGTCGATCTCGACAATCCCGTGGTCGAGCATCATCCCCCGCTGGAGAAGCGGATCACGCTGACGATGCCCGCGTGGATGGTCAGCGAACTGGACGAGGAAGCCGCCGATCTGGCGATCAGCCGCAACGCCGTCGTCAACACATGGATCGCCGACCGGCTGCGCACCATGCGACGCCGCGAAACGATCCACGCCTAGCCCATAAACGACGAAAAGCCCCCGAACCATACCGTGAGTGCGGCATGGTTCGGGGGCTTCTTGTTATTCGGCCTTGGATGCCTTGGCCTTGAGGGTGCTTGCGCCGATGACGACGCCGATGGTCAGGGCGACGGCGTTGATGGTCGTCGCGGCCGGGTCGGCCCATGTCCAGCCCCATACGGGGCCGAGGGTCTGCACGAGCACGCCGATGGCCGGCAGCACGATCAGCGCGAGCCATTTGAGCACGTCATAGGCTCGGTTCGGCAGCAGCCAATCGGGCACGGTCGGCTCCGTACCGGCGGTCTTCAGTTCGGTGTTTTCGTCGGTCATATTGTCCTCGATTCTGTGATTTGGAACCTAGGAACCTCGCCCGGTGTCGGGTGCAGGGTTCCTAGGTCGGGTTCGGGTCGGCGCTCAGTAGTGCAGCACTTCGCCGGGGTAGATCACGTTGGGGTTGCCGCTGCGATAGCCGGTGAGCTGCGTGTAGCCGATGCCGAGCCGTGCCGCGATGCCGCTGAGGGTGTCGCCTGCGCGGACGGTCACGGTACGGGACGGTGGGGCGTTGCTGCCGGTGGCGACGCTGCCGCCGCCGTTGTAGGTGACGACCTGACCGGGGTAGATCAGGTTCAGGTTGCCGCTGGGCACGCTCCACCTGGACAGCGGCCACAGGCCTGTGCGCGAGGCGATGCCGCTCATGGTGTCGCCGGAGCGGACGGTCACGCGGGTCGTGTTGGCCTGCGTGGTCTGCTGCGTCGCTACGGTCGCGGAGCCGAGGCGCTGGTTGACTATCGCCATGACCTTGTCGTAGTTCGCGCCGAGCGCGTCGCGGCGCTGCTGGCCGTTGCCGTAGTCGCCACGGATCGTGGCGGTCGCGAGTGCCTGTAGGTCGATGGTCTGGGTCGGCGGCTTCTCGGTCGGCGGCGGGGTTACGGGCTTGGCTGCGCCGGCGGGGTTGGCGTAGGCCTGCCACTGGGATGCGTCGCCTCGGAAGTAGTTGAGGTCGAGCGGCCCGTTGTAGCCGCTGATCCATCCGTTGGAGGTGTACTGGCGCATGGCCTCGCCGTAGATCGCGTAGTTCCACGGTCGGCTCTGGTAGCCGGTGGGAGCGTTGCTGGCGTACTGCGCGACCCAGAGTCCGCAGTTGGCTCTCACGTCGCTGGGGAGCTGGTTCAGGTATCCGGCGCTGGTGTACACCATCGGCCATACGCCGGTAAGCGTGTGGACGCGCTGGACGAACCGGCGAACCCAGTCGGAATTGCCCCACTGGGCGTTCTGATAGGACTCCCAGTCGAGCACGAGCACGGCCCTGCCGATGTAGTCCCTCGCCCGGCCGACGAAGTAGTCGGCCTCGGCCTCGGCGTTGTTGCCGCCGGCGTAGTGGTACAGGCCGAGGCTCTTGCCCCGGTCTGTCACGCACTTGGCCTGCGTGCGCCAACTGGAGTTCTCGAAGCCTACGCCCTGGGACACCTTGACGACGGCGAAGTCGTAGCTGGCGGTGCAGGTCACGTTAGCGTCCTGCCAGCCGGACACGTCGATGCCGACCATGTCGGCCATCGCGATCGCCGGCGTGCACGCGAGCAGCACGGCGAACAGTGCCGCGATGAGGGCCTGTAGCGGCTTGCTTTTGTTCTTGAATCTGCCCATTCGTTTTCCTTCCTATGTGGTGGGCATGAAAATAGCCCCCGCCGGGATCGGCGAGGGCTAAGCCTGTGGTTTTCTCGGGGCTATCGGCGCGTCCTGTATGTCCTGATTGACTTGGGTGCCGTGCCCGTTGCCGCCGAGGCTGTGGTAGCTGTCGTAGACGAGCTGCGCGGTCCGTTTGGCGGCGTTGTCGGCGATGCCGTCGTCGGCGACCATTTCGCGCTGCATCTGTTCCAGCTTGCACAGCAGGAGCACGCGCACGCCGGCCTGCATGGCGTCGGCCCTTCGTCGGTAGCCGCGCCACCAGCCGAGCATGTACCCGCCCAGGGCGGTGACGATGCCGGTGACGGCCCAGACGGTGAGCTGCTGGGCTATGGGGTTCACTCTCCGCTCCCCTCGTCGAGGCCGGCGATGTATGCCCGTACGGCTTCGCGGCCCGCTTCGGGCACGTCGTCGATGGTCTTGCGGCCGGCGATGACGAGGCGCGCGTAGACGCGGATCATGGCTTTGCTCATGCTTCACCTCCCGCGAGAAGCTGGTAGATTTCGGCCAGAGCCTCGTCCTGATCGAGACTGGACGCCTCCAAGTCGCCGAGACGCCGGCTGTCCGATTTGGACGCCTGCAAACAGTCGAGCCAAATGCTGTCGGCCTGCTCGATGGCCTCCTGTTCGGTCAGGTCACGCACGGTATAGGCTTCGTCGGCGGTGTATTCCGTCCACGTGGTATCGCCGTCCTCGTGCACGACGGTGGCGATGTTGCGGCGGATGCGGATGTCCGCGAGGCCGTCGCCGCGCGGGTAGTAGCTGACCTCTTCGAGGGGTTCGGGGCTGGATACCGTCTGGAGCATGGTGGTGCCTTCCTGTGTGTGATGGGCGTCGCGCTGAGGTATCGGGTCGCGCGGCGCATGGTTGAATCGATGCGGTGCCTGCGGCGGTATTGGATGCTGTCGCTGTTGCGCAGGTATCCGTAGTAGGAGCAGCAGCGCCGCGCCATGTACTCGTTCATCGGCCGGCGGGCCGCGCGGTTGAACGTTCGGCGGGCGCGGCGGGACCGCTTGCCCTTGAGGTAGTGGTCGATCGCCCTGCGGACGAATGCGGGGGTTTCGCAACGGGTGTGCTTGCAATGGGTTTTCAGAGCGTTTCCTATCTGGACTATGCCGGCGTTCGACGGTGCTGGATGGGTTCGGGTCTACTGGCCGGGTGCTCGGTTTGATTTTCGGCTGGGCCGTGGCTTGCCCTCTCACTGGCTGGCGTGGAGGGTAGTTGTGGCGTAATGATCGTGTTGACAGGATTGACCGGATATGCGGCCCCCGATGTTCCACCTGCGGTTCGCGAGGTCGTTCCAGAGGTTCGCGGCGAAGGCACCGTACTGCACCCCATCCCTGAGGTTGCCGAAGCGCTGCACCACGCACGGACGTCGGAGGCGTACCGCCACAAATCCCAAAAGGCTGCGAAACGTCATGAGGGGGCTTTCGCCCCCTCGCTGCGCTTCACCCCCATCGCACTGCGGCTACGCCTTCGTGCGACCGAGCGCAGAAAGGCGGCCCCCGATGTACCACCCGCGGGACGCGAGGTCGTTCCAGAGGCTCGCGGCGAAGGCACCGCACCGCACCCCATCCCAGAGGATGCCGAAGCGCCGCACCTGACGGAGGCCTTGGGATGCGAGCGGGTTGGCCCCGATGGCGTCGCACATGCCGGTGGTGCTCGTCGCGCCCAGTCCCGTGGGGATGATTACGCCATTGGACAGGGTGAAGTCCTCGGCGTATCGCCATGAGTTGTCCGTGGTCTTGTCGCGTGGTGTGAATTCGCCGATTTTGGTGTAGTTCGTCGTCGAGGTCTTGCTGGCCTTGGTGATGTCGAACACGCGGTAGATGTCGAGTCGACCCTTGTCGTCGCTTTCCTTGACGGCGTTGACGATGAGGTCGGCGTCGCTCTCGTAGACGCCGTTGAATAGTTCGATACCCTGCAACCGGATGGGCTGGTGGTTTGCGGCGAACGCGGCGGATGGGCGGCCGTCGGTGCCGAGCAGTTTGTCGGTGGCCCCGGTCTTCCACGGCATGCTGCTGACGAAGCATGCGGTGGTCGTGGTGATGGGGGTTCCGTCGAGGTTGAGCGCGGTGTTGTTGGCGTCGAGGTTGGTCTTGCTCAGGATGGTGCGCGCCCGGGCGGCGCTGTAGTTGCCGGCGTTGTTGCGTTCCTTGTCGGTGCCGACATTGACGGTGCTGCCGATGTCGAAGCCGCTGGCGGCGCTGGTGGCGATGATGACGCGCTTGACGCCGGTTTCGGCATTGGTGACGGCGGTCTGCGGCGTGTACTGCCAGCAGCCGCCGAGCACGTCCGAGTTTTTGGTGGCGTATTTGAGCATGAGCATGAGCTGGACATAGAAGGTGTCGCCCTGGCAGCGGCCGGCGTATCCCTTGCCCTTCTTGAGCGCGTAGTCGATGGCCCGGTTCTGCGAGCCGAACTCGCGGTCGATCTCCTTGCCGCTGACCGACAGGGGTCGCTGCTGGGAGTCGAGGGACGCGGCGTATTTCGCGAACAACAGGCATGGCCGTTTGCTGCCGTCGGGCAGCAGCACGCCGGGCAATGGTGTGTAGCCGTCGTATTGGGTGTCGCTGTACAGGAATTCGTTGTGGGTGCCGGTGCTGTCGAGCTTGTAGTAGCCGGGGCATGTCATGACGTACACGTCGCCGTTCGATCCGTCGCGTTTGAAGCGGGTGTCGATGCCGTCGATGGCGGTGACGTGGGGTATGCCGTCGTCGTCCACGGTGGCGTTCACGTCCCACGTGCGGAAGGCGCTCAGGGCGCTGTAGTCGTCTCTGCCGGCCTTGTCGTTGGTGCTGATCTCGATGGTCAGGTTGGCGTTGTCGCGGGTCTTCACGCCGGTTGGCGTGTTGCTGTACGTGTATTTGGGGAATCTGACGCCGTACACCTTGCCGTCCTTGTGGGCGGTGAAGTAGCTGGCGAGGTTGCCGTATTCGCCCTTGGTGCTGTCGTACTCGAAGCGCACGCCCTTGGCGGCGGTGGCGTGCACCTTGGCGATGAGCTGGGCGGTGTCGGCGAGGGTCATGACCTTCTGCGTGTTCGCCATGATGGCTCCTTCCTGTTTATCGGTTGATGATGTCGAGCGCCCAGTCGATGTCGGACTGGGTGAGCGGCGGGATCGTTTCGGCGTCGGACAATGCCGGCGCGATCACGGTGTCGTACTGGGCGTCGATGTCGGCTTGGGTCGCGAAGACCACGCCGGCGGCCGCGCTGGCGGCGATCTTGGCCTTGCAGTCGTCGGAGAGCTGCCGGTATTCGATCACGCTGGTGCGTGCCGCGTTGGCGGCGTCCCTGGCCTCGCCGGCCGCGCTGACCGCGTTCCTGACGGCCTTGTTCGCGTCGTCGATGAGCTGTTCGAGGACGTTCATCTGATCCTGCGCGTCGGGCGCGGTCGCGTCGAACACGGCCTGTTCGACGATGCCGTGGAAGTTGCGCGAACAGGTTCGCGTGCCGTTGACGCTGACCTCGATGCCCATGAGGATCGCGCCGGCGTGCTGCAACGCCTTGCGCGGCACGGCGACGCGGTACGTGGCCGTGGGGGTGCCGAACACTGCCGGCATGCTCACGCGGTCGCCCAGCCCGCTGCCGGGCGTGGTGTTGTATGCGAGCGCGACGGTGATGCCGGTGGTGTCGGTGATGGGGGTGCCGTTGTCGGTGAGTTCGACGGTGATGGTTCGGCCGTTGATGTCGCCGGCGTTGAGGCGTATGTCTGCGATGTAGCCGTTGGCTAGGTCGAGTTGGATGGGTTCGCCTGTGGCTTCGCGGAAGCTGTCAAGCGTTGCCATTGTCGTCGTCCTTGTTGGATTGGTCGGTGAGGCGTTGGTTTTCCTTGGCGAGTATGTCGATCTGGGCTTGGAGTGCGGCGATTTGGACGGTGCTGTCGGCGAGCATTTCGCGGAGTTTGCCGATCATGGCCGGGTAGAGGTTTTTGTCGTCCATCAGTCGTGGTCCTTTCCGTCGTTGGTTTGGGTGAGTGATTCGATGAATCGGTCGGTTGCGCTGGCGATGTCGTCGGCGTGGTCGGCGAGGAGGTTGCCGAGTTCCGTTGGTTCGATGCCGGCGGGCAGTGCGATGGTGGTCGGGGCGTCGGTTTCGTCTTCGGCGGATGGGTTGGTGGTTGCCGTGTCCGGCAGGAGCGGGAGGCCGAGCAGGCCGCGTGTTTTGTTGCGGCCGGCGGTGAGCGGATCGTCGGGTGTATTGTCGGCGGGCGCGGTGGTGGTGTTGATGGCTTTTTCGATGGCGTTGTAGGCGCTTGTCCATGCGGTTTCGCCGGTTTGGGGGTCTGGGTCTGGTTCGCCGTGGTCTCGGACGTGGAGGATGGCGGCTACGGCTTCGGTGTCGGTTTCGATGCCGAGGAGTGTGCGCCATGATGCGATTGCGGCGAGTGGTATGGCGTCGTGGCGCATGGCGGGTGTGGGTGGGGTGGTGGTGATGGTGGTCATGCCTTCGGTGACTGCGGCCGGCGGGGTGGTGTCGGCGGTGAGGGGTCGGTCTATGAGGAGGGTGGGCTGGTCGTTGATGGTGGTGACCTGCATGGGAATCTCCTATTTCTTGAGGAATCCGATGGTGTGGAGCTGGTAGGGTTTGTTGCCTTGGAACAGGGCCGCATAATGCGTGTTGATGGATAGGTTGGAGACGACGCCGGTGCTGGCGTTGCGGTTCCAACTGGCATCCATATTGGTGACCACCCTCTCCGGAGGCGTGTACACCCAGATGCTCCAACCGCTTGCCGTGCAGTCGGACACGGTGGTCACGAACAGACCGGGATCGTCCTGCCGGTGATCGACTGTGGCGAACGCCTTGTATGACCCGTATTTCGCGGGATTGGAGGATGTGAGGGTGTATTGTGCGTATTTCATGGCTCCGATGTTTTGGCCTTCCCACCACGCGGTTTGGAAGGTGGAGCGCCCGCCGGAGAAGCCGCCGAGGAAGCCTCCCATGTACAGGTATCCGCTGTCGATGTCGGCTTGGATTCCGACCAGGCCATTGGGGTCTCGCGCGGCGAGCGTGGCGGTCGTGGCCCCGGTCTTGGGAGACCACAGACTTAGGTAGGCACGCCTACTGCTGGGATCGGTCGAGTCATAGTCCTTTTCTGCGACGAGAAACACGGTGCCGACCTTGGTGGTGTTGTCGTCGGCCTTGCGTTCGCCGATTCTGGCGAACGCGCCGGGGTCGTGCTCCGCGCGCCGCCCGCCGTTGAACGTGAGCGCGCTGACTTCGCCCTCCTGCTGCGTGGTGGACTCGACCGCGATGTACGGGTGCTGGTACGAGCCGCTTCCGTGGTAGAACTGGATGCCTGCGCCTTCTAAGGAGTCCGTGCCGGAGATTTCGGTCTGTTTGAAACTCGGGCTGATTTGCACCCTGTTGCCGGTTCGGGCGGTTCGGAAGGTGCCGGTCAGGAGGTTGTTGACACCGTCCCCGTCGAGGTGGACGGTTTCGTTGCCGTTGGCGTCGGTCATGACGAACTGGCCGGTGTCGAGGTTCCAGTAGGAGCGCTTGCCGGTGATGATGCCGGTCTTCATATAGGTGGCGTTGATGTACAGCAGTCCGTTGGACAGGTAGAGGCCTTGTTTTTGGCCGTTGTTGGTGAGCTTGTTGAAGATGTAGGTCTGGGTGAGTTCTCCTTCGAAGGTGTCCACGTAGCTGCGGGCGGCGGTCTCGTCGGTGCATTGCAGGCCGGTCCAGTACCAGTCGGCGTCGGATGCGGTGGCGGGGTTGCGATCGACCTGCATCCACAGGCGTGCGGTTTTGGCGTTGGATGGCACGGTGTAGCTGCCGGACACGTATGTCCAGCCGTTCGCGTCGGCGGCGGATTGGGCGATGGTCTGCCAGTGGTTGCCGTTGCCGGTGTCCGTCCAGTGGATGCCGAAGCTGCTGGTGACATTGCCGGCCTTGCGGTATGCCCAGCCGGACAGGCGGAACGTGTGGCCCCGGAACGTGTCGAGCGGCCATCCGAAGTACGTGTCTCGCACGTTGCCCAGGTGGATCGCGCTCGTGATGCCCTCGGGGTGTGTGGCGGGCATTGTCTTGGTGAGTTTGCTCGCGCCGAGCTTGTCGAGGTCGTGGTCGGGGTTGCCGTTCGGGTTGCGCACGAGGTTGCTGCCGTAGGCCATGATCGCCTCGGCGTAGGTCTTCGCGCCGGACACCGCGCCGTCGGCATACTGCTGGACGGTCTTGCCGCCGATGGTGCTGCGGGCGGACAGGCTGAAATCGCCGGTGTCCATATCCCAGTAGTTCAGGCCGGCGGCGTCGGAGAGACGGCCGGTGAACACGGTGTCGGCGAAGATGCCTTTGCCGTTGGCTAGCGCCCGGAAGTCCCAGTCCCCGTTCGGTTTTTTGTGGTCGGCGATGCGCCAGTAGCCGCCGCCGATGTGGATGCATTGGGTGGGGGTCTGGTCCTCGGGCTTGTCGTACACGTAGATGCCTTGGCCGGGTTTGAGGTACGTGTATCCGCCGGTGGCGTTCATGATCTGGTTGATCCGGTCGATGAGGTCCTTCATGTACGGGCCGGTGCCGCCGGCGGCGCTGTTCCATGCGCCGGAGTTGGAGACGAGTTTGTCGAGGGCCTGCTGTTGGGCGGCCATGCGCTGCGTGTAGGATTGCCGGATGTTGCCGAGGGTGATCTTGGTGTCGGCGAGGCTGCCGGCCAGGTCTTCCTCGATCTGGAGGATGCGGCCTTCGAGGCGCAATGGTGTGGCGAAGCTGGTGTCGATGATCTGCACGCTGTCGCCGACGTCCGTGCCTTCCGGGTCGTATCCGGCTTGGCCGAGTGCGGTCACGTCGGCGGTGTAGGAGACGACGGGCGTGGTGCGGGTCTTGAGCGCCGCTTTGGTGAGGTTTAGGAGTTCCTTGGGGTCTTCGCAGTCGGGGAAGTCCACGCTTGCTTCGCTGTGGTGTTTGGTGCCGTCGGCTCCCACGATGCCCCAGTTGGCGAGCGCTTGGTCGTCTTGGATGTAGGGTTTGCCGTTGTTGACGTCGGCGAAGCTGATTTTGCGGCCGTAGCCGCCGGTGGGCTCGCCTTCCTCGTTGGTTTGTTCGATGCCTTTGCCCCAGCCGTAGAGGCGGGTGATGACGTCGCCGGCGTCGATGTCGCGTTTGATTTGGGTGAGGTCTTTGCCGTATTCGAAGCGTTTCGTGCTCGTGGTTTGGCCTCGGTGTTCGACGAGGTGGATGATGCGTTGGCCGATGCGGTTGCCGGTCGGGTCGGGCTGGTATTCGGTCTGGGCTTCGAGCCCGTAGGTGTCGGCGGTCTTCTGGACGGCTTCGAGTACGGTGCAGTGGTAGAAGGCGAGGTCGGCGATGCGGGTGCGGGTGCCGGTTTCGACGGTGCCGACCGTCCACCGGGTGCCTTCGAGGGCTTTGACGAGGCAGGCTTTGGCGTTCGCGTTGCGGTTGCGTTTGTCCTCGATATAGGTGCGGGACAGTTCGGCGATGCTGCCGGTGCAGTAGGCGACGGTGACGGGCATGCCTGCGGCGCGGGCGGTCTGGGTGGACTGGCACAGGTATTCCGCCCATCGACCCGTGCTGTCCTTGAACACGATGCGTTCGTCCTTGTTGATCTCGCCGATGGTGGTGATATCAAGGGTGTCGGTGCCGTCGGTGGCGCGGGTGCGGATGGCTTTGATGGCGTATGGGAGGTCGCCGAGCGGGTTGCCCCAGCGGTCGAAGATCATGTAACGCAAAACGTGTCTCCTAGATGAGCGTGAGCGGCCGGTACGCGAGGCTGGCGGCCGTGACGCCGGACGGGGTGATCGTGTTGGCTCCCGGCAGGAGCGGGAAGTAGTCGGATTCGAGGGTGGGTGTCATGAGGTTGCCGTTGACGCGCAGCTCGCGCGAGTCCGGCGCAGTATCGATGGTGATGCGCCCGGTGATCGCGGTGGCGGATGCGAGAGTGAGCTTGTGGCCGTGCGCGTCCCGTATGGCGATGGTCTTGGCTCCGCTGGCTGGGGTGAGCGCCCATGCGGGCCAGCATGGCCGGTTGCCTTTGACATGGATCGCGTTCGCGCCCGTTTTGAGCGTGACGGTGCGGCTGCGGCCGATGAGATAAGGGGCGGCGGCGATGCTCACGGTGACGAGCGTGGCGACCTGCCGGGGGCCGGCCCACTTGTCCTCCCACGCGGAAAGGCTCATGCGGCCCCGGTATTCGCCGGGCAATCCCCGCCATGAGAGTGAGACGATGGTGCCGGCCAGGGCCGCGAGCTGCGTCTTGGCGGCGAGGATGTCGTCTTCTCCGCCGATCGCGTACAGGCTGAGCGTGATGGCGCGGTCGCCCATGTACGCGGCCCCCGAGGGGTCGGTGAGGGTCAGGTCGAGCCGGCCGTCGCGGCCGGGCATGTCCTGCACGCTCACCATGGGTTCGGCGTTGCCGATGGTCACGCCGTCGGAGGTCAGGGAGAGCATCATGCGCTCCAGCGGCGTGCCGTTGAGCGTGGGGTCTTCGACATGCGGCAGGCGCATGCGTCGCTGGTAGAGCATGATGCTGCCCCCCCTTCCTGTTATCGGCCGAGTCGGGCCATGTTGTCGAGTTCGTAGCTCATTGGCTTGGCGAGCTTGCCGGCCATGACCTCGCCGCCGCGATCGGACAGGTTGAGCGTGATGCCGGCGGATAGTGCCATGTCGATCGCGTCGATGATGTCCTGTTTGGTCGCGGAGTCGGCCGAACGGTCGTCCATCGTGTACGCGATCCGTCCGCCGTTGACGGTGCCGTGGTATGCGAGCGGGGTTTCGAGCCGGCTGGTGTCGGTCTTCAGGCTCACGGTGGGGATCATGTCGGTCAGTCCGTCGATGCTGTCCTCGACGAGGCCGCTGGCCTTGTCGATGCCCTGGGCCATGCCGGCGGGTATCCATTTGCCGACCTCGTCCCTGAAGATGCGTGACGGGCTGTGGATGCCGAGCACGCCCTTGGCCCAGCCGACGAGGCTGCTGCCGAGGTTGCTGATCGTGTTCCTGACCCACTGGAACGCGCCGCCGATGCCGTTGATGAGGCCTTGGATGACCTGACGGCCCGTGTCGTACAGCCATCCGCCGGCCCCGCTGACCGCGCCGAGCACGGTGTCGCGGATGCGGCCGACGGTGTTCGACACGGATTGGATGCCGTTGGACACGGCCGACGTGATCCCGTGCCAGATGTTCGACAGGTACGAGCCGACGCGGTTCCATACGCTCGTCCACACGCCGCTGATGGCGTTCAGGACGGTCGAGATGGTGTTGCGCACATTCTGGATGCATGTGGACACCACGCCGCTGATCGCGTTCCAGATGGTGGACGCGACGGACCTGACCGCGTTCCAGACGCTCGTCCATACGCCGCTGATGGCGTTGAGGACGGTGCCGATCGTGGTCCTGATGCCGTTGATGATCGGCATGAAGAACGCGACGATCCTGTTCCAGACATCCGTGAAGAACTGGCTTACGGCCGTCCATACGCTCGTCCAGATGCTTTTGATTCCGTCGAGGATGTTCGACAGGAACGCTTTGATGCCGTCCCATGTGGTCGTGAAGAACGATTTGATCGCGTCCCATGCGCCCTGCCAGTCGCCCTTGAGCAGGTCGAGGAACACGACGATGACCGTGCGGATCGCGTTCACCGCGGTCGAGATGTAGCCGCTTATCAGCGTGAAGATCGTGTTGACGACGTTGTAGATCGCCGTCCAGATGGTGCTCCACACGGTGTTCGTGCTGTTCATCTGCTGGGTGATGAACGAGAGTATCCAGCCGAACACGGTGTTGATGCCGTTCTGGATCGCCTGCAAGGGTGCGACGATGAGCGCGCCGATGACGGTGAACACGTTGACGATGAAGTCTCGTATCCCGGTGAAGATCGTCGTGGCGGTCGTGCTGATGCCGGTCCACACGCCGGACAGGAACGTGGTGATCGACGTCCATGCGCCGGTGACGCCGCCGCTGATCGTCTGCCATAGGCCCGTGAAGAAGCCGGCGATGCCGTCCCATGCGGATTGCACGGTACCTGTGATCGTGGCCCATAGGTTGGCGAGGAATTCGCCGAGCCCGTTCCATAGGTCTTGCGCGGTGGCGACGATCGTGTTCCACGTGTCCGTGAGCCATGAGGTGAACGCGGCCCATGCCTTGCGGCCGACCTCGGTCTGGGTGAAGAACCAGACGAGCGTGGCCACGACGGCCGCGATGGCGACGGCGATAGCGCCAATGGGGTTTGCCGCTATGACGGCGTTGAACGCGCCCTGCACGGCGGTCGCCATTTTGGTGGCGGCGCTCCACGCGGTCTGAGCCGTCTTGACGAGGCTGAGGCTGGAGCCCATCTGTTTGAGCATTTGAATCGGGCCGCCCAAGTCCATCATGAGCATGATGCCGTTGCTGATGCCCTTGGCGGCGGTCGTCACCGTGTTCATGGTTCCGGTGAGCGCCTGTAGACCGCTGTTGAGCGCCTGATAGCCCTTGACTGCGGCGAACGCGGTGCCGATGCCGATGATGATGGGCGCGAGTTCCTTGCCGTGCTGGATGAACCAGTTGAGCGTGTCGGCGACGAGTTTGATGCCGTCGGCGAGACCTTCGGGAGGGATCATGTGCGCCCAGTCGATGACCATGTTGACGACGCCCATGATCGCGTCCCTGATGGTGTCCCACGCGGATTTGAACGCGGTGATCGCGCCGTTTTCCTCCAGTTTGGAGTAGAGGCGCTGGAACCAGCCGATGAGCCCTTCGATGCCTGCCTGGACGACGGGCACGGCGTTGGTGACGCCGTCGGCGATCCAGCTCATGCCGCCGGTGATGGCGGGTTTGACGCTGTCGAGCACGCTCGCGCCGAGCTTGACGAACGCGGCTTCGAGGTTGCCGGTGGCTCCCTCGATGGTGCTGGCGGATGTGGCGGCTTCCACGGCGGCGTCGGTGAAGCCGAGCGACATGATCGCGTCGTTGAATTCCTGCGCGGTGATCTGCCCGTCGGCCATCGCGTCGCGGAAGTTGCCGGTGTAGGCTCCGGCCTCCTTGAGTGCCTGTTGGATTTTGCCGCTCGCGCCGGGGATCGCGTCCGAGAGCTGGTTCCAGTTCTCGGTCGTGAGTTTTCCCTGGCCGGCGGTCTGCGTCAGCACCATCGCCACGGACTTGAAGGTGTCGGCGGAGCCGCCGGCGACGGCGTTGAGGTTGCCTGCGGCTTCGGCGAGCTTGTCGTAGTTGGGCACGCCGTTGGCGGCGAGCTGGGCGGTGGTGTTGCGGATGTCGTTGAGGTCGTAGACGGTCTTGTCGGCGTAGTCCTGCGTGCTGGCGGTGAGTCGTTTGATCTGCTGTTCGCTGACGCCGGCGAAGTTCAGGGTGCTGGCGAACTTCTGGGCGCTGTCGGATGCGCTGGTGATCTCGCCGGACAGGCCCATGAACGCTTCGATGGCCTTGCCCGCGACGCTTTGCGCGATGCCGGTGATGACGCCGAGTTTCGCGCCGAAGCCGCCGGCGAAGCCGTTGCCGGCTTTGATGCCGGCGGTGTTGCCGGCGGTTTCCGATGCGCTGCCGAACGCCGATTCGATGGCCTTGCCGACGCCCTTCATGCTGGGCACGACCTGCACGAACGCGGTGGCGATCTCGATTGCCATGCTATGCCTCCCTGATGGTGGTGCGCGGTGCGGCCAGGTATGCGGCCAGTTGTTCGTCGTCCATCGCCACGGCCTCGCCGCCCGTGGCTTCACGTCGGACGGTGCCGGGGCGTTGGAGTTGTCCGCGCCAGCGCGCGCCCTTGCGTGAGGCTTCCTTGGTTTTCGTCCAGGCGAGGAACGCGAGACTGTCGCGGATGTCGGCGAGGAGGTAGGTCTGGTCGTCCCATGCGAGGCGCGGGTCGAGTTTTTGCCAGATGATGGCCTGACGGGGCAGGTTGGCGGCCAGTGCGGCCGCACGGTCGGCGGGCAGTTCGCCCGTCCAGATGAGGTCGGGGTTGAGCCCATAGAAACGCTGGAAGTCCGCTTCGAGCGCGTCGGGCGCCGTGGCGAGCATTCCTATGAGCGTCAGGAGTTTGGGGCGACCTGTTCGAGGAGTTGGGCGATGAAGTCGCTGACCTTGTCGATGCTCACGCGGCCGGTGTCGGGGTCGCGCAATGCGTCCTTCATCGCCGTGTACTGGTCGCCGCACAGCTTCTTGAGGAAGGGGACGATGGCGAACGCGCCGGAGCCGTCTCCGGTCTGGGCGGTCTGGAGGTCGTAGAGGTATTCGACCATGTCGAGGTCGTTGAAGATCGCGGGGCCGACGGTGACGGTGACGCCCATGACCTCGACGGTCTTGGGCTGGTTTTTCGGGGTCTTGTGGTCCTGCGGCTGCTTGGCTGCCATATGCGTGTCCTTTCAAAGGGTCAAGGGTGCGCCCGCCGGACGGCGGGCGCGGGGTGTGGTCACTTTTCGGCGATTGTCGCGGTGGTGACTTTGGCGATGTATTCGACGCTGGTGGCTCCGTTGATGAGGTCGCTGGGGTTGGCGCTCATGGTCACGCCGTAGCCGATGGCGTCGCCGGCGCTGTAGGTGGTGTCGTCGAATTCGGTGATGGTGCCGTCGGCGACGACGATGCGCTTGACGCGGTTGCCGGTCATGGCGATCTCGAACACGAGGACGAGGCTTTCGCCGGACGGGATGGCGTGGTAGACGGTGAGCTTGTCGGCGGTGCCGGTGACGTTCGCGGTGCCGAAACGCAGTTTGAGGCTGGCTTCGTTGGTTTCGATCATGTTGAACTGCCATGTCTCGCCGTAGCCGCTGATCTCGGACAGTACCTTGATGCCGCCCATCTCGTTGATGTCGGTGGTGTCGGTGTCGGTGGCGTTGGTGACGCCGTCCTCCGACAGGTAGCCGACGCAGGTGTAGGCTGCCGGCAGGGCGGTGGTCGCGTCGGCGGGCAGTGCGGTGCCGGCGGGCGCGTAGTAGAGGCAGCCGGTCTTCTTGGGCTTGCCGAGGCTGACGTTTTTCTTGTTGTTGTGGTTGGTTTCGGCCATGATGGTGCCTTTCGGATGGTGCGGCGTCGTCTTATTGGGTGGCGGCGTCGAGCTGGATGGTGATCTGGTATCGGGGCTGGGGCGGCGGGCCGGGGTCGGGGAAGTCGATGACGCTTTCCACGCCGACGGCGGCGATGGGGTCGAGCAGGTCGAGGTCGAGCAGTCGGGGCAGCAGCGTGCCGGTGGCGAGCTGGGCGGCCTGCCACCGGCTTTCCGCCCATACCTGCACGGCGAGGATGGGGTGGCTGCTGTATTCGAGTTCGCTGCCGCCGACACGCTCGATGGTGACGAGCCGTTTGGGCCGGTCGGCGGGCACTTCGAGGTATGCGGTCAGGCCGTCGCCGTCGGGGTCGGCGTCGATCCAGTCCTTGACCGTTTTTTCGAGGTTGAGGCTCATCGCCGTTTCACCGCCTTGAGCAGCGTGTTGTGCTTCGCGTTGTCCACCATCGCATTCACGTTGCCTTCGGAGCCGTGCCCGGTCGTGGCGAGCGCGACGCTGCCTTTGGTGGTGCTGACATGGGGTGCGGCCTCGTAGGTCGCGCCTTCGACCTGTGCCATGCTGTTGGCACGGGCGGCGATGAGCGTGGCCTGTTGGTCGATGGTCTGCTGGATGGGTGCGGATTGGCGTATCGCGCGGAAGCCGGCGAGGTTGAGTTTGACCTTTGCCATGCGTTGCTCTCCTAGCCTCTGGTGTCGGCGAGTTCGACGGTGAGGTTCCAGCGGGTCGGGGTGATGCCGCCCGTGTAGGGGCGGGGGTCTCCGATCACGGTGTATTCGACGCCGTCGATTCTCGCTTTGGCCCCGCGCAGGCTCCGGTAGGGCCATGCGCGGGGCATGTGGATGGTTTTGGCGGTGCGGATGCCGTCGGGGCGGATGGGGTCGGTGGAGTTCGACTGGCTGCCGTCCTGTATGAGCACGTCGTCCACCTGTTCCTCGCGGGTGTTCCAGATGATTCCGCCGCCGGGGTCCTCGCCGGCTTTGACGCGGTGGATGAGGGTGATGGTCTCGCCTCTCATGCCGCGCCTCCGGCCATGTCGTAGGCCCATGCCTCGCCATCGCCGCCCAAGGCTTCCTTCTCGCTCGTGGTGAGGTAGAGGTCGCCGGCGGGGTTGGCGTAGCTCAGGCTTTCGCTGTAGCTGCCGGCCGTCTGGGTGGATTGGGTGACGCCCGACATGTCGGGGCCGGCCTGCATGGCTCGTTTGACGGCCATGCAGGCGATGCGCTTCAACGTGGCCGGCTTGGCGTTGGCCCATTGGGGGCATGTGGTGCGGATAAGGTCGGAGGCGTCCTGCAGCAGCGTCTCGGCGCGGGTTCGTTCGTAGCCGGTGAGCGCGTGCCAGCGTACTTCGAGGTCTCCGACCTGCGCGAACGGCTTCTCGTCGTCCGTTTCGTCCTCTCCCCCGCCGGCCTGCGTCACGGTTGTGCCGTCGGACAGGTTGAGCGGGGTGCTGGGGTATCCGTCCATGCGGGGTCTCCTTAGGCGAGGATGCCGGCGGCCTTGAGCTTGGTCAGCGTGGAGTTGACCTTCGCGATGATGGCCGCCGAGTCGGTGCCGGCGGCGAGCTGCGCTTCGGCCGCCTGCTGGAGCACGCCGCCGCGCGCGCCGGCGGTCGGCGCGGGCGGCGTGAACGTAGACGGCTTGCCGGTGATGGCCGACCATGCGATGGTTGCGACGCCTTCCGCGAACGGGGTGCCGTCGGGCTTTACCAGACGCACAGGGATGGCGAGGCCGGAGTCGTCGGCCTCGTCGGTTTTCTGCACTACGAGCGTCTGGGTGAGGGGCGCGGCCATCACTTGGCCGCCCTGCCGGTGGAGGTCGGCTTCTTGAGCACGGCGATGCCCTTGGGGTCGAGGATCGCGTAGCTGTACATGGCCTCGGTGCGGTAGGCGATCTGGTTGACGCCCTTGAGGTCCTTACCGGTGTTGTCGGGGTCGCCGTATTCGATGATCTCGCTCCAGATGTCGCGCACCATGCCCCACTTGATGAGGCGGAAGTCGCCGAGGAAGGCGAGGATGCCGGTCGCAGGGGTGACGAGCCGGCCGTTGACCGTGCCGGACGTGGCGGCGGGGATGCCGTCGAGGTTGCCGACCTGGAGGTTGATCGGGATTTCCGGGTAGAAGCGCTGGCCGGTGGAGGGAACGCGAATCTTGCGCAGCTCGTTCGCCATGGTCTTGGACAGGGCGATGCCGTTGATGTCGTACTCGTCGCTGACGGCCTCGGCGAGGCTGTCGATGTCGGCGACGCGGTCGTCGGTGGCCGGCACGCTGACCGCGCTTTTGGCGAGCGCGTTGAAGCCTTCGAGGGTCGTTTTATTCTTGGGGTCGAAGGCGTGGTAGATGACGTAGTCGAGGACGCGGCCCATCGCTGCGGCCTGATCGGCTTGGATTTTGCTGATGATTTCCAGTTTGGCGTCTTCGTCGGCCCACTGGAGCTCGTTGCTGACGCGGGTGGTGGTCTGCACCTTGAAGCGTTTGCCGACGACCGGGGCGAGGGTTTCCTCGTAGCTGGACTTCTGTGCGCCTTCGGCGACGACTTCGGCTTCGGAATTGCCGGTGAAGACCATGTATTCCTTGTCGAGGAAGAGCTGGGGCTCGCTTGGGGACAGCGCGGCGATGGTGCTGGTGTCCTTTGCGCGCTTGGTGATGACGGTGGCTACTTCCTTGGGGAGCAGCACCTTGCTGGTGTCGAGTGCCATGGTTGGTTCCTTTCAGATGGTTGGTGGCGGTTAGTCTTTGTTGCCGAAGAGGCTGCGCACGTATGCCTTGGCGCGTTCGTCGGCGGTTTTGCCTTCGGGGTGCTGCGCCGGGTTGGGCACGTTCGGCAGCTTCGGCGCTGGGTGCACGAGCGGCTTGAGGATGTCGGCGTGCGCCTGAATCTCCTCTAGGGTGCTGCCGCGCAATGCTTCGGCCGGAATGCCGGTCTTGGCCGATACCTGTGCCTTCCATTCGGCCTGCTGTTCCTTGGCCTTGTAGGCGGCTACCTGCGCTTCGAGTTCCTGCGTGCGCTTGGCGGCCTTGTCGGCTTCGCTCATCTGGGATTCCTTGAGCTTTTCCAGCTCGTCGGCGGCGGCCTTGTTGGCCTTGGCCTTCTTTTCCCAGTCGCGCGAGTGGCCGAGCGCTTCCTTGTATTTGGCTTCCCAGTCGATCTCCTCGCCGTTGCCGTTCGGTTCGGCCGGCGGGGTGGCGTCGGGAGTGTCCGAACCGCCTTCGACTGGCGGCGCGATGTATCGGATATTGGGGTGCTGGAGGTTGAGGAACATGGTTGTTCTCCTTGTGGTCGAGCCCTTTCCGGGCATTAAAAAAGCCACCCGTGCGGGTGGCTGAAAACTCTTGGCCCGGTCTGCGGGCATGAAAAAGCCCCGGCGGATATCCGCCGGGGCTGGGATCAGTCGGCGAGCGCCAGTGCGATAAGGTTGCGGCTGGGCTGGCCGATGTGGTCTTTGGGTTTGTTGTGGTAGAGGCAGTGGAGCAGGTCGGCGCGCAGTTCGGCTTCGCTGAGGTTGATGCCTGTGTCTTCGATGTTGAAGTAGGGTTCGCCGAACTGGAGGCCGTAGCGGGCTAAGATCGGAAGAGCACACGTCTG